ATAATTTTGGAGAATACTTAGATAAACAATCAAATAAGTTCTTAGCTGAAAACATAAGTGATGAAGCTTTTAAAAAATACTTAGCCAAAGATGTTTATGAGTATAATAAAAGTGTAGATGAAAGAAGAAAAGCTTTTGAAAAAAGATCACCTGCCGGAGATAGATATAATAAAGGAGAGTTTAATTTAAAAAAGAAAAAGTCTCCTTATGAATATACAAAAGAAGAACTTGCCCAAGCAAAAAGAGCATACTTAAAAAATCTTGATAAACAAAATGTTGGACATGCTCAGTTAAATGAAAGTCTTCCTAAAGGACGTATAAGCTTTGAAGAAAAGACCGGATTTGATATTGATGATATATATAGTACATTATCTGAGTCATATTTAAAAACTACAAATCAAACAGGGCCTGATGGCTTACTTAGTTATCATGGTGTAGTTAGAACAAAAGATGGTAGATATTCACTTGGTGCTAATGATGTTACAGCAAAAGATGTTAGATTAAACAGACCAGGATGGGGAGGATTTAAAGACTTCCAAGAAGGTATGGCTGATATAAACAGAATAAGATTTGCTCAAGATCCTAGTAAATTTGCTGTTAGTTATGGAGGATTAACAAAAACAGCAGTAAAAGATTTTGCTCTTGATCCTGCTGAAACAAAAGCAATGCTTAGAGAATTGCAAATGTCTGCTGGTAAAAAAAGTAAGACAGCTCCATTTAAAATTGCACGTTCTCCAATAGCTATGGAGAATCCAAATCTTAAAGCTTTCATAGTTATTCCTTCTCAAGCTTTCTTAGAGAAACATATTAAAACTGATGAAGGCAAAACTGATTGGGCAAAAATTAAAATGATTAAAGCAAATGGTATTAGCTTTATTGCACCAAAAGAACAATGGACAAATAGTTTCATTCATGAAAATGAACTTACTCCAACAGAGCAGTTAATTAATGCTAAAGGTTCTTTTGAATATCAACATGGTAGTGGAGCTGGTTCATATAAAATTGAAAAAGTTAAGAATGTACCTGGTGTTGATTACTCAATTACTTATAACTATAACTGGATTGAAGAAGATGGTACTGTAAGTAAAAAAACTGATTATGTACCTTTTCAAAAGACTGGTAATAAAATTGATGACAGCCAAGAAGAACTTTTCAGCCGCATTCAAGATGTAAATACTCATAATAGTGAAATGTTTAGAAGGTTCCAACAAAATGGAGATCAAGATGCAATGGCAAGAGTTCAAAGAGATTATAAAAAACCAAGTTGGTCAGGCTTTAAATAATAAGTATAATGGCAGAAGAAACAAATGTACCACAAGATAGTGTAGATAAACTAACTGAGAAAAGTGAATTTATTGGACCTGCTCAAATTGGTGTGAATGAATATAAACCTATTCAAGCACCTACATTTGATCTTAATAAAATAGCTGCGCCAGTTAAAGCTGATATATCAAATCCTACATTAAGAATTAAAGATGGTGTCACAGGTTCCGCACCTTACCATCCAAATCCTGTACGTTCTGGTAAATCTCCTAAGTATAGTGGTCTAGATGCATTTATGAAAGAAACTAAAGCTGCACTTGTAGCTAATCAAGATAAGAATGCATACAATAAACTATACTCTTATGACTCTTCACCTAAAGGAGCACATAAAGCTAGATATAAAGCTTATGGTCAAGCTACTTATGATAAGATTGGATTCAGTCCTGAAATAGATAATGAAACTTGGTTCAATGCTAATACTACTATGTATGATGACTGGAAGCGTATGGCAACGCATGCTGCTTGGCCAATGCTTAAGTTAGGTTTTATGAGCCCAATTCATTCTTATGGTAAATTATTTGGTCAAGCTGATATTGGTCAAGATTTAGCTGAGGCAAGAGATTATGAAGAATATAATGCTATTGGTTACTCTACTAAAGGTGGTATAGGTGGATTTGCTATCAACTTACAAAACTCTGCCGCATACTCAGTTGGTATTCTAACAGAGAGTGTTGTGGAAGGTGCTATGATCGGAGCCGCGGTTGGTGCAGTATCTGGTGAAGGTGTTGGTGCAGTTCCAGGAGCAGCTCTTGGTGGTATCTTTGAAGGAGCGAGTGCACTATTAAGATTACCTAAGACTTTATTCAACATGAGTAAAAATCTTGGTAAGATGACCATGAATCTTAAAAAATTTCAAAACATATCTGAAGTTAGAAACTTATTTGGAAATGCAGGAAAAGCTATGGGAGATTTTGTAAATCCTATTAGCAACACTACTGAAGCTGCTATGAAGTATGTATTTAGTAATCCTGATGACCTTACTAACTTAGCAAGATCTGCAAGAACTGTAGGTGCATTATGGCATGATGTAAAGAACATAAATGCTGCATTATCTGAAGGAAGACTTGAGGGCGGTTTTACTGAGCAAAGAGTTTATGATGATCTATATAATAAATACTACAACAAGTATGGTGTAGCTCCATCTGATGTTTTACAGAAAGATATGCGCAAACAAGCTAAGGTAGCCGGTTTCCAAAATACTTTTAAAAATACTTTGCTTGTACATTACAGTAATAACATTGCTTTTCCTTCAATCAACAAAGCCGGTTTCCTAAAAGGTCTTCCAACCTTTAGTAAAACTATGGGTAAAGTTGGACCATTTCAGTTAGTTTATGATCCAGCTAAAAGAGCTGCTGGTGAACTAGCTTATTCTGCAGAAAAAATATCTTTAAAAAATGCAGCAAAAGCCTTGACTAAACCTGCTACATACGGTAAGACAGCATTAAATTACTTTAAAGCAAACTTAGTAGAAGGTTTTCAAGAGACTGCTCAGGATGTTTTAGCAAATGCTACAGAAGAATACTACATTAATAGCTTTAAGAATAAAGACCGTCAGAATTTTGAATACTCTATGGCCACTCTTAATGCAGCTATGAAGAAGCAAATAAGTGCTCAAGGAGCTGAAACATTTGCTTCAGGTTTTGCAATGGGTACTATATTGGGAATTCCGGGCGGAGTAAAAAATTTCTTAAGTGTTGGATATAATAAGTACTTTAAGTATAGAAACAACTATGATCAATACATAGGAGAAAGACAAGCTGAAGTAGATAAGATTGTAGGAGCCTTAAATACAATGGACAAAGGAGCCAGACACTTCTTTGATCCTAGACTATCTAACTATTCTACTCAAATGCTTGCTGGTAAAGTTGCAGATGATCCAGAGAATGTATCTACAAAAGAAGCAAGAGATACAAGCTTTGCTGCTTTTCAATCTGCAGTTAGAACATCACTAAGAACAGGAACCTTTGATACATTCATTAAAAACTATGAAGGATATAAGCAAGCTACTCCTGAAGAGTTAGAAGAAGCATGGAGATTAGAACCAGGAGAAGGTCAAAAAGCACTAATGAATATTGATAAGGCAGTAGCTAATGCTAAATCAATGGCAGCTAAATGGCAGTATGTTAAAAATAAAATGAAGTATGCTGTTAATCCACAGAACTATGCAGAGAATACACCGGAAAGAGAAATAGCAGAAATATATAATGAAGCTTACTTAACAGGATTAGATAATCTTGTATTTATGGGGGCTGCTTTTGATAACAATTCTGACAGATTGGATTCTATGTATAGTAAGTTATCTTCATTACCTACTATACAGAACTCAAGATTTTCTGAATTCTCATCAATTACAGACCCTGCAAGGTTGCAGAAAGAGATTGCAATGCTGCGTACTGAAGTTCAGATGGGTAAAGATGCTACAACTCCGGAAGGTAAAGAGCAATATGAAAAACAAAAAGTATTGCTTGAAAAACTAGAGGGTTATCAAAAAGAACAAAATGGTGTTACAGTTGACTTTATCCAAAGAATAAAGAATGCTCAGAAAGATATAATGAAATCTGAAGGTGTCTCAGCTAGAGAGGCCCAGGAAAAAGCTGTTGATCAAGTAGTTGATGAATATAAGAAAGAAGGACTTGATCCTTTCCAGACTTATAGAGATAGCTTTGTAGACTTACTAAACACTATTGCAGGAACTGAAGAAAACAAAGTTAAGCTAGGAAGAGAGATAGATGATGCCGGAGGTATAGATGATTTATTTGAAACACTGATGGATACTCATATTCTTAGAAATGAGAATATGAACCTTAATAAGTATATCAATCTTCTTAATAGCCCTAATGATTTCTTTGAGCATGTTCAAAGAAACTTTGAGTGGATGAAAAAGCTTTATGATAATAGAGCTGATCATTACAATGAAGTTGTAAACAACTCAATCACAGCTATCCAAAGAAATACACTTTTGGAAGAACTAGCTGAAGACGGTATCTATGTAGACCTAGAAGAGTTTGCTGAATGGTGTGAGGACAAAACACAACTCCCAACTTATTTTATTGATCAACCAAATCAGAGAATTATCAATAAGGATAGTTACCTGTATGATCAGTATATAGAAATGTTTAAGACAGCAGAGAATGCTGAGACAGTTAATCCTCCGGTTCCAAAAACAGATGCTGAAGAAAAGCTACAGAAAATTATTGATGGTTACAATGAGCAAAAGGACGGAGAGCTAGAAACAGTTAAAGAAGTATTTGATAATAGTCTAAAGCAACTCATTGGTTATACCCAAGAAGATATAGATACAATGAGAGCTGAGTCAATGATTGAAGCGGACATGACTGAAGAAGAAATTCTAGAAGAAATTTCTCTTGCAGAAAAGTCAATTGCTCAACTTGAGTCAGATAATGCTATTGATATTGAAGCAGTCTTTGAACTAGCTACTGAAAAAGAAATGTTTACTCCGCAAGAATATAATCTTGCAAAAGAAGATTTATTTAGTAGTGAAGCAGCAGCTGAAGAAGTAGCTTCTATTGCTCAAAAATTTACTGATGCTGAAGAAGAAGAAGCCTATGATGCAGCAGCTAATGTCCTAATACTTAAACCAATACTTGAAAAAAGATTAGAAACATTAAACAATCAAAAAGATGGTAAAGGAATAGAAGGCTTACCTACATATGAAGATACAAGACCATATGAAGACTATACAAAGTCTGTTGATGAGATTAATAAAAAGTATGAGGATTTAATTGCTAAAGCTATTGCAAATTTTGAGGCTGAAGCTAAAGCTGATATAGAGTCCAAGAGACCTGAAGCAATGAAAAAAGCAATCAAGGAAGTACAAGACTTGTTTGCAGAAAAAGAAGATATTGTTCAGACTAAGAGAAACTATATAGTTGAAGGTGAGCTTCATGATAGAATGTCAAACAGAATTAAAACTGGATATGATACTTATGGTTATACTGGTGAAGCTGATTTAGTTGATGTTTATGATAGAACAATTGGTGCTGCGCTAGATGCTAAGGAAGAGTTGAATCAAGATCTAATTGATAATTTTATACAAGAGTTAGTAGATGCAGACTTGCCAGGTGTAAACACTAATAAATACACTGTAGATATAGTAAGAGATGAGTTAGAAACTATAATAGCTCCTAAAGATACTAGACTAACCAAGAAAACTCAGAGAAATATCTCTAAGTTAAAAGATCAGTTAAATAATGTAGAAAGAAATTTAGAAGCTTCTAAAACTAAGAAAAGAACTGAAAGGCTTGAGAAACAAAAAGCTCAGTTAGAAGCTGCTATCAAAGAAGAAGAGTCAGGTAAATATGAACCAGCATTTGAATTAACTAATGAAAATGTCAAATCATTTGTCCTTAACACAGTTAAAGAAAATGCCTTTGAAGAATCTAGAGATGCCGGGAATATTATTGACCCAATGCTCAAAGATTACTTGGATACAGCTACATCAACTAAACCAAAGTTTGATCCTACTAAGATGTCTAAAGAAGCATATGATGAGCTCTTTGATGATGAGACAGGGTACTTAACTCAACTTAAAAAGCTAGCTGATGCCGGTGAGATATACATCTTTACAAAAGATCTTATTGTTCACTCTAATAACTTAGTAGATAGCAATGGTAAGAAGCTTGATCCGGTTGCCGGTGAGATTGATATGATCATTGTTGACAAGAATGGCGGTAAACATATTGTGGATTTAAAGACTGGAAAATTATCCAAGTGGTTAAATTATAAAACAGTAGGTACACCATCATTTAAAAAACAACTTGAGAATACATTACAGCAAACAGGTTATGCAAACTTAGCTGAGAATATGTCAGGTATCAAGTTTGATATAATGATATTCCCTCTTGAAGTTGAGTTTGACGGTAAAGGTTTTATTACTAGAGCCGGTAAACCAACTAATCCATCTTTATTTGCTGGGGAAGAACAACTTGCTGGTGAGAATACAGAACCTTTTACAATTAAGCTTGATAAAGGAAACATGCTTCAAGTAAAAGATGAAGATACTGGAACGTATGAAAATCTTTCTATAGATGAATTCATGCAAAAACTTATCCCGGTAAAAGGTAAAAAAGCTTCTGAAGTAAAAACTAAACCTAAGGAAACTAAAAATATTCCTGAAGAAGAAAGAGAATTTGTTGATGCATTTATGACAAGATTAGCTGCTGAAGATAAGATGGATAACTTATTTAATTTCTATGATGAACTTGAGCAAGCTAGAGCAACTTTAAGTAAAGACTCATATGAAATGCTAAAAGAACAGATCTCTGTAAGAGCTTCATCATTGTTTGATAATACTGGAAAGATTATTCTAATGCCAGGAGAAATTTATATCTTTACACAACCTGTAAAAGCAGAAAAAATTCCTGAAGGTTATAGAGTAGTTTTAGATACATTTGATCCAGAAAATGGAATAGTTACATTATCTAAAGTAGGCCGCGGAAGAAAGAAAACTTTTGATATGACAATTAATGATTTTAATTCTGTAGCAATGAGTGAAGAACAATTTAACAATCTACCAAAAGAAGAAGAGACATATACTCCTTCTCAAGAAGAACTAGATCACTTATCTGAAAGTATGATTAATACTGGTGAAGAGCTTTCTGACTTTGTGCAACTTGCTAAATGGGAAGAAGAAGCATCTGCAGATAATGTAGACCTTGATACTTTAAAAAATAATTTCTTTGAATCCTTTAAATGCTAATTAGATGATCAGTTGTCCAATTACTCAGTTACCTCTTGAAAATTTCTACAAGTATGTTTTCCGTGCTATTAAAGATAGACTAGGAAATGATAAGACCTTTGATGTAAATGATTTCATGGAGAAATTATTTGAAGAGTCTGTTAAAAATGCTGATCCAGAAACTGCAGCTAAATGGTTGCAGAGTACACCGCGTGTAATAAATCTAATTATCACAAAGTCATTTAGTGATAAAATTCCATTAGTAAAAGGCTTAGACAGTATCTATGGTTTAATGACTGATTTTGCAAAACCAAACGGTGAAGGATTTCAGAATGTACTTAAGAAGTATTCTAAACCTGTAGACACAAAAGATTTAAAAGAAACAGCTGCCCATCAGTTATCTCTTGAATTCAGTGATGAAGAAGAAGAAGATAGTGATGAAGAGAAGAATGAAGAAAAGACAACTAAACCTAATACTACTGCAAGACTTAAGACTCCGGTAGTTATGTCTGGTACTTTACAATCATTTTTACCAGTAAAACCGGAAGAAAAAACAGATACTTATATTGAAAAGTTAGATCAGCCAAGAGCTAAGATACTAACTAATCTAGGTATTTTAGGAGATGCTTTTAATATGTCAGATCCTTTTTCCGGAGACTTTACATATCAAGGGAAAAAGATTAAAGTAAAAGCTACTAATCTATATGCATTTTCTCAGCAACACTTTAATGAATTAGATCCTACTACACAAGATGAGATAAGACAATCTGGTTTATTTACTGCAATCAACAGAGCTCAAGAAGGTGTTACTCAAGCAGATAAGAGAGTGATTCTTGTTATAACTGATGATACAGGAGAGAACTTATATTTTGATGAAGAAGGAAACATTACCAGTAAAGGTAATGGATCTATGGTGTATCAATTTATGAGAGATGTGAGAAAGACACCAAAAGGATACACAGTAACTGATATCTACGGTAAAGAAGAACAGCTAATGCCTGTTGCCACATATGCAGCCATGACATATAATCCAAAGATAGATGGAGATATGGCTACTTATATTGAAACAGTAAAAGATCAAAGAGAAAAGGAGCTAAAGAGACTGTTTGAAATTAGAGAAAAAGCATTAGGTAATGAAGTTCAGTTAGAGTTTTCTGGTTTAAGCACCGGAATTACCTCAGATCTAACTGCTACAAAAATACCTTTATCTGATTTTTTAAAGATACCTGGTTCAACAAAGAAAAGTCTTAAGACTATTCGTACTCTTAAATTAGCAGAAGGTAACTTTAAAAAAGGTAGAGCTGTAATTAATTTAAATGGTACAGACTTTCAAGTAAATAGATCATCTATGCCGGATAGTATTGCTGATCAGATTGCTGCAGTAATGTTTGATCCTAATATTCCTTTTGAAACTAAGAAAGATTTTTATTCTCAGTTTATTCCGGAAGACAGTGAGACAAAATTAGCCTACACTATGCGTAAGCATGAGATTATTCCTGATACAGCAAAGGGCACATTCAGGATTAAACTATATGATACAGTTGGTGATTCATTTGGTTTTACTACTGAACCTATTTTTGACTTTGTAATTTCTAAATCTTCATTAACTAAAGCTAGTAAAGAGCAATTAGAAAAAGGCATTAAAACATTAAGTGATACATTAAAGACAGGTAGAAAAAATAATAAGCCTACATACATGTCTTATAAGTCTGATCTACTTAATAGTGAAGACTATCTTGTATACAACAGCAATACTAAACAGATTGAGATTGGTAACTATATAGATTTTCTAAGCACTCTTGATGGTTATGTTGATTTATTTGATGGAGACCCAGGGTTCTATAATAAGCACATGTTATTTAATGAGCCTACCAAGCTAGATAAAGAGATCAAGAAAGCTAATGAAGCTGTCACAAAAACATTTGAAGAAGAAGTTGCAGAGGCAATGCGTGAGGCTGATGAAAGAAGGGCCCTTGAAAATGCTAATAAATCTCCTATAGAGCGTGAAGCTGATATCATAAAAGACAGAGCTTTAAGTTCAGAGTATAGAGATACTTTAGCTGCACAAGGAAGCCAAGGACGGTATGATAGTTTTTACTATACAGCTAGCTTAATCCAATCAATAAATAACAACAGAGATATTAGATACACCAGAGAGTCTGCAGAGCAGCTCCGTGACATGTTTGTTGGTGCTAGATATATTTCTGGTAAACAAATTGATGCAGTTAATGCTGCTATTGATGCATTATTCCCTAAAGGAAATACCGAAGCACAGAATACAGTAGAGATAATTCAAAAGACTGTTGAGCCTGAGATGCCAGATCCTACTAAGATAAATCCTGTTGCAACTAAAAAAGGAAGTTTACTTAGCCGTATACCTAAGACAGGTTCATTAGATAGATCAGGCTATATTGCTGATGAGATTGGTGAAGAAGATACAGCTAAAGTTTTAGACTGGTGGAACAATACAGAACTAGGTAAAGAACTACAAAAGCACATTGCTCTTGAGCATGCATACAATTTAGTTAACTCTGATGTATTTGCTAGGTTTATTATAGATGGTTCTACATTAACTAATCCGGATATAAAAGGTAAAATCCAAATCAACAAAGGCAAAGGAACCTTAGTAGATATATATCATGAAGCTTGGCATGCATTCAGTCAATTATACTTAACCCGCCAGGAAAAGTATGATCTTTATGATGAAGTAATAAACTATAAAGATAGCAAAGGGAAGCAGCCTTACAAGTCCATGAACTATAAAGAAGTTGATGAGTTACTTGCTGAAGACCTTAGAACTTATATGAAGAGCAACTATATTAAGAAAGGCTCTCCTATGAGAAACAAGATCTTTAGAAAGATTATGAATTTCTTGAGAGCTTTGTTTGGACTACAGCCAATTAATGCTACTGAAGTTATCACAGATGTAATGAATGTTCCTGCGGTAAGAGAAATGTTTGAAAAGTTAAACTACTCATCAAACAAAAAATCTTTTGTAAGATCTTACCAAGCTAACATTAAGAATGTAGACTTCTTTGAACTTAACCGTGGTATCAGCAAGTTAAACAGACCAAGTGATTCTGCATTGAGTGATCAAGACTCAAGAAAAGTTTCAGATGCTATGGACATGGTTATCTCAGATGTTATTGATGAGATGTATGAAGAGCGTTTGGCTGAAGCTGAAGAGACTGGAAACTATAATAGTCTTAAATCTGGAACAATAGGTATGCTATTAGATCCGGAGTTAAGGGCATTTACATATACTGTTGTTAAAGAAAGACTTCAAGATAAGTTAGACTATTTTAAAAACAAACTTCATTCTGAACCTGGTATAGCTCCATTTAGTGAGATTAAAACTTTGGAAGACATAGAGTCTAATGCGGTAGCTGTATTAAAATCAGCTAAAGGAGAAGATAAGTATGTATTCCTTAAGTCACAGATAGATGGCTTTGACAATCTTAATCCTGAAATGAAAAAAGGGACAAGAGTAAAAGGTGAGTCTTGGCATGGTATAAAAATAGTTGGTGACTTCTTTTCTCATAAAAGTATTAAGAAAGATGCTAAGCCTGTAAACATTATTGTTGTTTCAAATCTTGAAGATGCACAGGTGCAATATGATAACTATGTTGCCGGAGGTGCTAAAGATTATATTGATATAGAACTTAAAGATATTCCAGAGTATAATATTTCTGCAGAGCAAGAACTTACTCTTGATAATGTAAGAATACTACAAGCTGCTATAGATAATTATGGTGATCCAGAATGGGATATAAAAGGAATAGAGCCTACAGGTACCATTGCCTATCACTTACAAAATTCTGACTTTGATATTAGTAAAAACAAGTATGACCTAGAGTTAGATGAAGAAGGTGAAGAAATTGATGCAGATGTTCAAGATCAAACTAGAGATAGTGAAACACAATTTGGTGGAGAAGCAGGTAATAAAAAATCACTACTGCAACTAGCATCTAAAGAAGTAATATACATTCTAAAAAGCTTACATAAAGTTGATAGAAGCGGAGAGATTTCTTATGATAGATTTGGATTTAAAGAAAGAGCTGACTTTAGAAAAGTATGGAATATAGTTACTAAAGCTATTGGTGGTATAAGAGATAGAGTAGAAGTTTATGACCGTTTAATGGCAGAGTCTGCTAACTTTCCTGAGATTGCTCAGTTAATTAAGACTAAGTTTCCTAATCCAAAACTTATTACTAACTCCTTTGAGCAAGATGTAAGTAATTCATTTTGGCAAACATTTGCAAAACCTTCAGTTAAGTATTATCAGTATACTGTGTTCCCGCAATATGCAGATGGTGCTGACATGTTTGGTAATCCAATAAATTACATTAAAGGCTATGAATCTGATGTAACTCAATCTTCAATTGAAGTTGATAGTACAATTAGAAAGTTTGAAGCATTATTCAAAGGTAGTATTGCAAATCAATTTATAGAAAAGAATGCTGATAACCAATCAATGTTAAAACTTGATAGTGTAATTGAGGCCTTTGAAAATAAAAAGTACCCAGGACAATTAGATACTAGTAAAGCATTTGAATTTGCTGCAGCACTAGGAATGAAACTGGATAATCTTCCGGTAATTAAGAAAAGTCTACAAGATGAAGCTGAGTATTATGGTCTTCCATATTTCTATGACATTATTAAAGATTTTAATGCTATACAGAAAGCACAGAAAGCTACTCCTGAACAAATAGAGTTTCTTAATAAGTTTATTAGTAATCCTGTTGGAACACTAAGAGGTGAGATACCTAAAGGAGTTTTAAAAAGCTTTAGAAAAGAAGTTGCTGAGAAAAACATATTAAAGAGAATTGCTGAATTGCAATCTCAATATGGATATGACTCTGCTAACCCAGGAATCTTATTACCTGACGGTAATAGAGTATTTGAAAATGTAAATCACAGTCAAGTTACAGTTACTGTAGACACTATAAATAAAGTTGAAAATCTAGAAGATCTCTGGACTAAACCTGAGTTTAAGTTTATGTCACACTGGAGACCAGGTAAATCATTCTTTACATTAAGATCTAAAGTTATTGGATCTATGTTTGATACTACCAATGGTACTTTTGAGAAAAAAGGTGATAAGTATTTAGAGTTCCTAATGACTGCAGGTACACAGTTTGCAGAGATAGAGGGAATAAATACAGCTGACTTAGATAAATTAGGTAAGTTTCAGCAGGAGTTCCATACATTTACATTAGGTGGAATAGCTGAGTTTATCCGTCATGCTGAAAAGAAATCTGCATTTGGTATTAAGCAGGCAGGTGGCAAAATGAAAGTTATTGTTAATGGAATCACCAATGGTGTTGACCAAAACTTATATATTGACTTAAGTAAGTTTGCTCCAAAGCCTGGACAACAAATAACTGATGGAGAAATTGTTGCTGCGGGAGGTTATTTCTTTGACTATATAGCTGCAGAGTTTGATAGAATCAGATACTTTAAACAAAACCCTCAGGATCTTAAAAACATTAAAGGTTACAACAGAGAAATTAAAGATGCTAATGGTAAGGTAATCGGTAGAGCCGGTGAATTCTTTACAGCATTTGATAATATCTTGACTAAAGCTACAAAGAATAAACTTTATGAACTTGCAAATGACCCTGTAATTGATCTACCTATCTACATAAAAAATAATCAGGACTTATACCTTGATATTCAGAATGATATAGTAGCTTACTTCAATGAAAAAGTTATGTCTGTTAAAGAAAACTACTTTGATAAGATGACTTATATTGATGATAAGGTCTATGAAAAAGCAGGTGTTTCAAAAGCAGAAAATGAAATAGATGAAAGTAAAGAAGTTCTGATAAAAGGCTATCTATATAATGACTGGATTCACAAGTTTGAAATGTTTAACATGTTCAATGGAGATCTTGCTCAGTTTAATCATGATAAGCAAGAAGCAAGTAAGCGTGCTCCTGGATCAACTTCTGATGGTGATGGATTTGTGAATGATAAATACATGCATGAATTCATTAACAAAGTCTTTAATAAGAAGACTTATGCTCAAAAGTTAGCTAAAGAAACTGGATTAGACTTAGATAAGTTTGTAATGGATGGTACCTTAAATACCGGAGTTATTGCAGATGCAGAAAGAAAATCTGTTTACTTAGATGATTATCTAAATGCATGGGAAGAACAATATCGTGCTAACCTAACACCTATTATCAAAGACAAAGCTAAACTAGAAACAGAAATCAAAAGAAGATTAGCTAAAGATGCTAAGGCATATAAAGAAATGAAAGAATCTGATGGTGCAGCATTTATGACGCTTGATGCATACCGTACTATCAAAAAGATGGGTAATAACTGGGGTATTCCACAGGAAGCTTTATATCAACAGATTGTTAATGGAGAAGAGGTAGATCCTTTAAAAGTAAAAGAGTTTTTCCCTATATATAAACTTCATTACTACGGTTCCATTGCTAATGCTCCTATAGCAACAACAGCTATGCATAAGTTTGCAGTTGCACCTATTATTCCAACTATTGCTGTAAAAGGTACTGAGTTGTATAATCTACATGTAAAAATGCTCAAATCAAATATTCAGTATGTTACATTTGGTTCAGGCTCTAAAGTAGGAACACTTACCACTGATGGAAATTTTGATAACATTTTTGGTAATGAAGAACAGAATACAGTGTCAATGGATGCACCAATTAAAAACAATCAGATTTATTTGGAGTATCTAAAAGATGTAACAAAGGTTGCTAGCAAACTTAAGAAAGAGATAAGCTACCCAACACAGAAACGTGTATTACTATTAGATAGTTTATATAATGTTGGAGAGATCATGCATAAATCACATGAGAATATTGCCAATAATTATAAAGCATCTGTTGATGAATACACTAATACATTAACACTTGACTTATTAAATAAAATTGGGTATGAATATGATCCTAAGACTGAAAAGTATGTAGGTAAGTTAGACAAGTTTATTGAACTTATCAGAGATGAATTAGGTATGAAAGAGGTACCTGAGCATTTAATTAAGCTTTTAGATGTAACTCTTGCAGATAATTTATCAATGGACTTCTCTATTCACCCGGAGGCGGATACACTTGAAAAAATTATTGTAAATAGAATTCAGAAAAGTGTAGTAAAGCAAAAAACAAAAGGAGAATCATTAGTTCAGGCTCCATCTACTTTTTATAATGGTGTATGGGACAGTGCTTATCAAAGAGATGAAGCCATCAAAAAGAATGATGAGTTAATTAAAAAGTATTTAGGTTCTAACAACCTACCTTTTTATATGACATCCTTTGATGAAAATGGTAAAAGATTAGCTACTGCAGCTATGAAAGTTGCAATACCATTAAATGGTGACTTCTTGAACATACTTAAACTAAAACATCCTGATGGAAATCCTATTGGAACTAGAGACCGTTTGAATGATTTAATTAAGAATGAGGAATGGTTAAATGAAAACAGAGAACTAATTACTATTGTAGGACCAAGAATCCCAACCGATGCTGCTAATACAATGGAGTTTGCTGAGGTATGGCACTTTATTGATGCTTCTGCAGGTAACACAGTTATAGTACCTACTGAGATAGTTGCTAAAGCTGGATCTGACTTTGACGTAGATAAGATCTTCTTCATGATGCCAAATATAAATCCTGATGGTACAATGGTTAAGGCACCGGCAGAAAGTTTAAAAGAACTTACTGAGATGGTTAAAGAAGGTAACAAGCTTAATAAAAAACAAAGAAAAGAAAAAGGCTTAAAAAATCCTCAAGTATTGATTGATCAGTATAAGAAAGCTGTTCAGAATAAGTTAATTAGAAATACCCGTGAGATACTTTCTTTGCCAGAAAACCTTGCTAACTTGACTAAACCAAATAATACTTATTTAGTAGAAGATCATGTTGACTTTTATGATAAGTATAACAGAGGATATGATAATAAAAAGAATGCTCATGAAGAACCTGTAAGGATAAATGATGACAAAGAAGTTATGAGTCCTACAAGAGTATTTGATATTGAGTATAACTTAAGTCAGCATGAGTCTAACCTTTCCGGTAGTTTACCATTAGGTATTATGGCCAAGAAGAATAAGATACACACTTTATTTAAAAGCGTAGGTGCCATTATGCCTAAAAGCTATAAGGCTACTGTATGGAATGATGAAGCTAAGAAATATGATGAGCTTCCTGCAGAATACAATGTAGTTATCCGCATGCCGTATAACAAGACCCGTAATTCTGCTGGTCAAGAAGTTGTATCATTATCTAGTGAAGTTAATGTAGATGGTGAAAAGATTGGAGATATATTCTCTCATGGTTTACAAGGTTTGCTTGACCGTGCTAAAAATCCTTTTCCATTTAAATTGCAAATTGTAAAAGAAGCATTGAGTACTATCAATCACCTTATTGAAGCTGGTGTAGGTGTAGCAGAAACATTTGCTTTTGTTAATAATCCTTGGATTGTTAAATATATTCAAAGACAAATGCAGTATAGCGGGTCAACTTCTAAATTCTTAACTATACCTATACCAAAGAATCAAGTTAAGTCTCAAGCAATGAGAGATGTTATTGATGAACTAGCACAGTATGGCGGAAATGAAATGAAAAAAACAATATTCCAACTTGCTAATTATGCTAATGACCGTAGACTTTATGACATTATAGATGTAATAAAAAGTAAAGATAAAAATATCAGATATGAGTTTACACTTGATAATGGTACAGAATTATCTAAACCATTATCCGCAACTGCTGAAAGAATACTTAGTAAAGATTTTCCATTAGATAAAATTTTTACTTTAAAAGAATCTGAGCCAAACAAATCTTTTGATGATCAAAAAACATTGTTTCAAAGATCACCTGGTATTGCTAATAATGATAATTTCTATTATGCTGCCGAGGCTGCATGGAGAAGGGCATTTGGGTATCAGACTGAACTTAAAGCGGATGATTTACAAAAGTTTGTAAGGGAAGGAAGCAGTCCTACGATTCAAAACTTGGCAATTCTACTCCACATGGTACAGTTAGAAAAACAGTTTAGTGGTATGGATTCATTAGAAATGTCATTTAGTCCTGATACAGGGCTTATGGATACTACTCTTCAAGTTAAGAAAAGAGATGATGCATTCAAAATGTTTGATGAGTCATCCAAGATTGATTCTGATTTCTTGAAAAGACTTAGGCATAATTCACTTCTGTCATCATTCTATAAGAGTGATTTGATCATGGATCTTGTAGTTCCTTTGTTTTCATTAAGACTTAATGAATCTATCTCAGGTTTTATTGAGAAGAAGATTGAACAAAACAAAGACATGATTGCACAAAAATTTGGGCCAGGTTTACAAGGTCAAGAAAGATTTATCAATATGTACAATAATGCTGTGGTAAATTACATCTTCCAAAATACTATGTCTAACTTCCCAGATAAGACTGGTAATCCAGTTATTCTTCCAGAAGAATTACATACTTATCCGGTAACTCAAGTTGAGAAAGGACCAGCTGTTGTTTTAAATGAAAAAGGTTTCAGAGTAAATATTAAACAAGCTGAAGAAGACTATGCAGCAAAAATCTTTTTAAGCAATAATAACACAGATAACAGTTATGCTAGTACTGGTCAAGATACATTTGATGCCGGTCAAAATCCTTTCCCAACATTTGCTAGCTACTTAAAGTTTATAGTTGAGAAAGAATATGCAAGCAGTGTTTATACTGATAAAGATGATAAGTTCATAACTGAAAGAGCTTTGATGAATAGCTTCAACCGCGCATACATTATGGGTACTACAAAGTATTCATATACAACCTTGGTAATGGACACCATTAATGAGTTTGAAGATCAAAACATTAAAGAAAACTATCCTGTATTATCACAGATTGCTCCTGCAAAATTTGTTAAGGATGCAAATGTATTAGAGCTTAATGATAAAGCAACTGCCAAAGGTGCAATTGCAGATGACTATTATAAGAATCTAAAACAACTTGCTGACCCTACTGTAAGAAAAGTACAGAACAAAGAAGATAACAAAAGAATCAGTGATGTATTTAAGAACTTCTCTATGCTTATGTTCTATCAACATGGAATGGGTTATTCTAAACTTGGATTCCCAAAAATCTTAGACCCAGAAGCATTTACTGAAGTAATGCAGAATGCAGCTAATAGTTTCTTAAATAATAACTTGGATGAACAAACATTTGAAAGAATCTATGCTAGACTTAATACTAAGAGTCAATTTAAAGATTATACAGTTGATCCAAGTAAAATGGATGAACCAGAAACTATTGAAGCTTTACTAGATACACTATCAGATGATGCACTTGCAGAAATGGCTAATTTCCTAGGTACTGGAACATCTACACCATCTACTCAACCTACTGAAAGAAAAACCTACTCAGGTAAAGTAACTAATTTACAACCTAATCAAATATTTGTATTTGGAAGTAATCCTGAAGGAAGACATGGTGCTGGTGCTGCTAAATATGCAAAAGATAATTTTGGGGCTATTTATGGACAGGGAGAAGGTCTTCAAGGGCAAAGTTATGCTTTACCTACTAAAGACTTAAGAGTAAAAGAGAATAATGGTTTAAGATCCATTTCATCTAAAGACATAACTTCTAATATTAAAAAATTATATGATATTGCAAGGCAAAACCCTACTAAAGAATTTTTAGTATCAGATTATTCTGGAACTAATCTTAATGGTTATACAGGCCAAGAAATGGCAGATATGTTTTCTGAGGCAGGACTTATACCTAATAATATTGTGTTTCATGAAAACTTTAATAAGTTAATAACTACTCAACCTACTCAATCTACTGAAGCATCAGAATATATAAATTATTCTGGTGGAGCAATAGGTAGTGATACAATATGGTCAGAAATAGGTAAAGAATTTGGAATAGGTAAACAAGTAGATTATAAACCACAAACTTTACAAAAACTCACTTCTGAACAAGTTAAAGAAGTTGAAGATGCTTATCAAAAAGCAGCAAGTGATTTAGGAAGAAAAGCATTAGAATATGATTGGAATAACCCTAATGCTAAAAATGCCGAAGGAAAAAGTATTTATTATTCAGGTGGTTTAGTAAGAAGAGATTATCTTCAAGCTAAAGCAGCAGATGCAGTATTTGCAGTGGGTAAAATTTTAGAACAAGGAGATACTAATAGTAAAGGTTATAAAGTAAAAGCTCTTCAAGTTGATGGTGGTACCGGATATGCTGTACAAATGGCCATTAATCTTGGTAAACCAGTATATGTATTTGATCTAAATTATAATGTTTGGATGAAATATAATCCAGAAGGCCTTGTAGACTCAGATATACCAGGACAGAAAGGTAGATTTGAACAAACTGATACTCCTATTTTAACAAAGAAATTTGCTGGTGTTGGTACTAGAGAAATAACTGAAGCTGGTAAACAAGCTATTAGAGATGTATATACTAATACATTTGCAACTCCTACCACTCAACCATCTACTCAACCTACTGAAGCTCCAGTAAGTAATACTAATAAACCTAAAGGTGAAGAAGTAGTACCTGGAATATATGTAAATCAAGCTGCTTTAACTAAAGAAGAACAACTTGAGTTATTTGATTATTTAAAACCATATCTTGAAGAACAAGCTGCCAAAACTAATAAAGGAACACAAGCTAGTAAAATGATTGGTCTTGGTTTAAGATGGGATTACAAAAGTAATAATGTAGGAAGAACAGCAATTAATATTCCAGATGTAATTAATCCAGGTAATAAAAACAAATATGGATATTATGATGTATCTATTAATGATCAACCCCTTGGACAAATTACAGCAAGATTTAGAGAGCTAATGCAAAAAGCTACCGGAGTAGATATGACAAACTATGATGGTGCTATTATTAATCTTTATGAAAAAGATACCTTTATATCTTCTCATAATGATGTAGATGAAAGCAAGTCAGCTATTAAGTATCCAGTTATTGGTATTAATCTAGGTGGTAAAGGTAATTTCTCAATTGAAAGAATACCAGGAGCAGGTCAATTAAGTTTAGAAGCCGGAACAGGTTATATATTTGGTGTTGATGGTGTTAACAGAGAAGTATGGCATAGAACATTCCCAACTCCACAAGATACATTTTTACCAGAACTTACTACAAAAATTGATGGTAAAACATATCCTGCTGGTTCTTATAGAGTTACTATTACTATGAGAAGGGTTACACCTTTAGAACCTGGTATGCCTACAGCACCAGCTAAGATTACTACCCAACCTACAGCTATTGAGACTGCTGCAGCAACACCGTTAGATAAAATAAATGAATTTTATAACAGTCTTACTCAGGAACAAAAAGATAAATTAGGTAACTTAGATGACTTGATTGCTGAGTATAATGATGTTCCGTTTGACTATCCGGTAGAAGATTATATTGAAAGTATTAAATGTAAGTTATAATGAGTTGTATTAATAAGGCAGATAAAGCATATAAAGCATTGCAGAGTGTCTACGGAGATGCTCTTGCAGAAGCTTTTGTCCGGGCTCATCCTTTTAATAAAGGTAAGTCTGAAGATATGACCTTTGACATACCTAGCAAAAAGGAAGTCAAAGACTGGCTTACTCAACAGAAGTTAAACATTCCAAAGAATGTAAAGAGAGCTATGGAAATTAATCCATATCTATCAGAGAATGCTATCAAAAGTATGCTTAAAGGAGTTATTAGTAAGCACAAGGATGCTTACTTTATAACAACAGGTTGGATATTTTCTGGATCAACAACACTTGGTCAAGAAGTTTTTGAAACCATCTATAAACCTAACATGCAGGTTATGGAAAAACTTCAAGATGAGTACCCAGATATATTCAGACTTAAAGGAACTAAAAATACATATACTACTGTTGTTGAAATAACACCAAGAGTAAAAGAGGAAACAGCTCCGGAAGAAGAAGACCTTGATGAAGAGATAGTTACTTCTGAAGAACCAGAAATAGCGGAAAGTCTCCGTACATATAGATCAATTGTAGACATGAATAATGGCCGTAAACCTGTAGAGTTTATGGCAGGTAACTTTAAATGGCAATTAAACAAAAATGGTTTATACAATCTAGTTGACAAGTTTACCAATGATGTATATGTAAGAAATATGGATTTAGATACTGGAGAGATGATTCCGGAAATAGATCCTGGAACCCCGGCATCTGAAGAAAAAAGAGATAGAATATTTAGATCAGTAATGCAAATGATTAGAGAACAAAAATTAGATGAGTATCTTGCTGTAAAAGGCATTGACACTGCAGATATCTATGAATCTCTAAGAGACGCAGAGACAGATAGAGATTTAAATAAAGTTATAGAAACATTATTAAAAGCAATATGTTAAGTTGTCCAAGAAAAACAAGTAGAGAATGGCAAGATGTTCTTGCAAGAGCTAACGGTAATGAAGATGAGGCAAGAAGAATCTGGATTGAAGAAGAGTTTGAATTCAATCCTGATTTAAATATTGAGGTTAATGATGATAACTATGAAGATGAGCGTGAAGGTGAGCCCGGTCAAGAAGAGCTGGAGCCTAATGATGACTTCTCTAAACTAATCCAAAGAATCAAGATCTATATAAATAAGCAAATTGAGATACTTAATAGTAAGAAGATTGCTAATGTTAAGTACAAGCAAAGTAAATTGAATGAGCTACTTAATGCAGTAGAAACAATGGACGGTGTTGCATCTATAAATGTCTTTATAAAAGATGCATATGATAAAGCAAAGCAAGTACAAACCAGATTTGCTAAGCTACTTGTAAATAAAAACAAGATGAGTTCTAAGGAAATCATGATAGAACTTACCGGTATAAATGACTTTGCAAACAGTTATTCAATATTAGATGAGATAGACTCAGCTGACATCATGAATTACTTTAGCACTAGTGATACTGAAGAAGGAGCTATTGGACCAATGACTCCTCAAAAAATGCTAGCTGAAGCAATAAAAATCCGTGACAAGGTAAAAAAGAAAGTTGTTACTGAAGCTATTCCACTCATGGCAGAGTATTTAGTTGAGTATAAATCTACTCTACAAGACAAAACCATTCCTGAAGAAATAGCCAGAATGGAACAACAAATAAAAGATATTGAAGCTAATCCTAAAATGTCTGATAAAAGAAAAGAAAAAGAAATTAAAAAACTAGAAGATAGACTGAAGCTGTTTGAAGGATTTGATATTGACCAAGGATCAATGGAACAAATACTAAAAATGGCTAATAGAGATGAGGGTGTTATTGACTTTCTTATATCTCCACTTATTACATCTTCTGACAGTGCATTAGCTTTATTTGCTAAGTCAATCAAAAGCCAGTTAGAATTTGCAAGACAAAAAGATATCAAAGTAAGAGACAGATTAGTATCAGCTTTTGAAAAGTATAGAAACACTGCTCCTGCTTCTTCTGATAATACTGCAAAATTTAATGAGGGTATTTATGATGAAGTTGAGATACCTGTATATGAAAAAGATGGTACTATTTCCGGAACAAGAAAAGAACTACAGTTTGTACAGAAGTTTAACATGGGTGAGTTCAATAAAGCAAAGAAAGAGTTCTTTGATAAGTTAGGACCAATGCCACAAAAAGTAGGAGAAAAAGCTACTAAAGAAGAAGCAGCTAAAATAAAAGCTTGGTGGGAAGCTAGAAACAAATGGTATGCTGATAATACGCAACCAAGACCAAAAGCTGAAAGAGATGCTATCATTCTACAGATGCAGAAAGATAGAGACAATAAGCTGATAAGTGAAGATGATTACAATAACTGGCTTAGAAAGAATGTCAGAGAATACAAAGGCGCAGTATCTTACTTTGATGATTTAGCAACTCCGTCTAATAAATATAAGAGTGATAAATGGAATGCTATGTATGACTCTAATGATGTTCCTAAGAATGAGAAAGGTAGATATCATGAAGAGTTACTTAAGATTTATTTTGAAGCCCAAGCTAAACTTCCAGAATCACAACAAAAAGGTTTTAGGCTACCTTCTATTTCTAAGTCTGATCTAGAAAGAATAATGCAAAACGGTCTCAAAGATTTTGTTACTACAAATCTTAAAGAAGCTGTTAAAGTACAATCATGGGATACAGAGTTTGGATTAGGTAGCTTATCTGAAGAAGATGTTAAGTTCCTGCCGATATATTATACACAGCAGATGGATGTTAAGGATGTAACATTAGACTTAGCAATGTCAGTCCTTGTATTTAGTGCTATGGCTAATAAGTATGAGGCTATGAATAATGTAAATGCCGAGATATCACTTATGAAAACTATTGTTGGGGCCCGTAAAGTTCCGGAAACAAATAGTAAAGGTCAAGCTGTCTTAGATGCATTTGCAAAAAAGCTTGGTTATGAAGAGTATATCCGTCAGAATGGAGAGAGCTATTCTAAAAAACACTTAGATGCATTTATTGATATGGTCATCTATGGTGAGATGCAAAAAGCTGAAGAAATCTTTGGTGGTTTATCACTTACTAAGATAACTAATTCAGCTATGTCATATTCAGCAATTACTACAATTGCGGCTGACTTACTTAAAGGTGTAGCTAATAATCTACAGGGAAATATTCAGGTATTAATTGAGGCAGCTGGAGGCCAGTTCTTTAACCGTAAAAATTTAAGAAGAGGTAAAGCTTTTCTTGCTAAAAATCTACCAAGTGTATTAGCTGATTTTGGTAAGCCTGCACCCACAAGTCTTCTAGGAAAACTAGTAGAGAAGTTTGATCCAATGCAAGGTAACTTCAAAGATAACTATGGTAAAAAGGTGAGTATGAGCAGATTAAATAAGCTTATGCGAACTGATACTTTATTCTTTAACCAGCACTTTGGGGAGTATGAGATTCAAGTTTCTACTATGTTAGCCTTATTTGATAATATCAAAGTATTAGATAAAGCCACAGGAGAGGAAATAACTCTACTTCAAGCTTACAATACTTACGGTGCAGATGAAGCGCACAGCAAAATAAAAATTGCCAAGACCAATAGTAAAGGTGAAGTAGAAACTGATGATCAAGGTAATACTGTATACATTCCTTTTGGTGAAACTCAGAGACAGGATATACAAGCTAGACTTCACGGTTTGAATAAATACATGCATGGTGTTTATAATGACTTTGATAAAGGTACTTTGCAGAAATATTCTCTTGGTCGCTTAGTATTAATGTATAGAAAACATGTGGTACCTGGATACAAAAGAAGATTCAAACGCGTATCTATGGATCATGAGATTGGTACACCAACAGAAGGATACTACAGAACTTTTGCAGATACAATGCTCTCTGACATAAAACAGTACAAGTTTAATATAATTAAGAACTGGTCAACATACACTCCTTTTCAAAAAGCACAGATAGCAAAAGTACTTACTGAACTTACAATTATTCTTAGCTTAGCTACATTAGCATTTGTATTAACTAGACTACTAGTTAATCCAGATGATGATGAAAGAGATCCTATCCAAGATAACTTTGGTTACAACTTCCTATTGTATGAAACACTGAGGATGAGATCTGAAACTGCATCATACATTAATCCTATTGATGCTATCCGGGTTATGAGATCACCATCAGCTATGACTAGTACAATAGATAGGGTGATTAAATTTATGAATCAAGTAATGCCTTGGAATATTACTGAAGAGTATAAAAGAGAAACAGGAATATGGAATAAAGGAGATAATAAAGCTTGGGCAGCATTTATAAAACTTATGGGTTTCTCTGGATACAATACAAATCCAGAGCAAGCATGGAAATCATTTGAATCATCATTCTTTAAATAAATAACAATGGCAAAAACAGCAACCTCAACAGTAAAAGCATACGCAAAAGTTAAAGTCTCAAGACCGGGCGTGCATGCTAAATCTAAAAGTTCTAAACTAAAAAGTTCTAAGAACTACAAGAAGGTCTATCGTAAGCAAGGTAGGTAAGAAAAAAAAAGGGGAACCCGAAGGCTCCCCAATTATTCTTCTGTATCTTCACAGCAGTCACATTCTTCTTCTGTAACTGTTAATCCGTACTCATTATCATACCAGTCCTTAGCTTCTTTCTTGCTAGGAATATCAACATCACCACTAGCCATTGCTTCTGCTCCGGCTATATAAGCTTCAATCATTGCTTTCCGGAATGCTACGGGATGCATCTGTGTCAACTTTAATAAATTTACTAATGTCTGGTCTGAAATATCCGGGGCCCTTAAGAATCTTTCCATCTTCTCTCAGTACCGGTTTTCCATCTGCACCTAACTTACTCATATTACTTTCTTGTATTTCATCAAATACATCTTGTATAATATGCTGCATACCATGTTTAAGAATAGTACCGCAGAGAATGTATAACTGATCACCTAGGGCATCAGCAATTTCTACTAATGAATTTGCGTGACAAGCATCTAGATACTCATCATTTTCTTCAGCCATAAGTCTGTGTCTTAGTACTGCTTCATCTTTCTCAAGATTCTGTGGCCATTGACCATCTACTTGTTTAAATGCTTTGTGGAACTCTGCCACAGCTTTTAATTGTTTTTCCATAGTGTAAATTTAAAAAAAAAGGGGACACATTGCTGTATCCCCTGGATGATTATTGTTCCTATATTAACTATAGGATCCTAGAAGAAATCAGGGATATCATCCGCTGATTCTTCAGTCTCATCACTTACATCAAAATCTAAATCAAATGAGTCTACAATAATCTCTTGTTTTTTTTCTACTGGAATATTATCCAGATTGGCTTCTGCCGGTGTACCTTCAGAAAATTCCATAGCTTCCATCATCTCATAATCTGCTGGTGTTGGTTGAATACTTGGTACTATAGGTGCTTCAAATGTATTACCTGCAGCATCAGTATATTTCATTACTGCTTCATCTAGTAATCCAGGTGGAAGTAAATCTTCTTCTACTGTAATTTCAGGCTCCGGTTTTTCTATTGGAGTTAGTATTGCATCTAACACAGCATCATCATCAGCATCTATATCAAATGGAAGTTCCTCAGCTTCATTTACTTCTTCAACTACTTCTTCAGACTGGTGCAAAACCTCTGCACTTTCAACCTCATCTTGCACCACCTCTTCTTCAGTTAACGGATATTGTGTAATTATTTCATTAATACAGTCTTTAATTTCTTGTTCTGCAGGATGAATACTAGGTTCTAACACAGAGTCATCTCCTGTAACTTCAGCAATCTGCACTAGCAAGTTAGTCTGGTTCTCAGGTTGACCATAGTTATTAGCTAATGGATCAACTGGAGTTGCAGCAACAATTGGTGTTTGAACTGGAGCAGCCGGCTTATTAAAGTTACCAATAGTGCTAATAAAATAATGAAGAATTCTCTGATCTTCCATCCAAGTCTTTGGATGTGATAGCTGCAAAGCAATAGTCACATAGTTATAGAAAGCCCATAAACTACTACTATCTGCAAATACATGTGTAGGTTTCTTCATTTGATCTCTGACCATGCTAGCTTGTTCTGTAGTCAAAATACCATATTCAGCAAATAAAACTCCAAGGAGCTGGGCCTGTTTTCTAGTATTAAGAGTTACTCCTTCCATAGTAGCTTTATCTAGACAAAGCTGATCATAATACATATTAGCATTACTGATATACTTGTCTATTGTATCTTTTGTCTCAGTGTCTGCAGTTCCCATATGTTTTCTAACCCAGCTACCTACTTCACCGGAAATCATTACTGATCCAGTATCATTAATATAGGCACCAACAACACACTTAAATTTTACTTGCTTATTATAACTGTTTGTCCAAGCAAACATCATAGACAACTCAGGATCACTATTATAGTGTAGTTTATAAATACCTTGAGCTATTTGTCCGTCAGCAGTACATCTGTACTCCTCATCTACAATCCCAAACCCAGCATTAGCTAGGGCTTGATATGCATAATCAATTACAAACTGATGGCTAATTACAGTATAAGTAGCCGCGTGGTTTGGTAAAGGCACACTAATTAAATGTGCCTTTGTACATTCTGAAATCTTTTTTGGCATAATTAAAATAAACTTAATTGATTTGTACTAGGATCAAGAGACTCTATCTCTTTCCTAATTTTGTTTAGATAATAATCATAGTTAATATCATATTCAGAAATATCTTTCTCTTGGTGATCAATATAAACAGTTTGTAGCCATTTGCCGGCTTCTACCTGTATATCTCTACCATCTGAGTTATTTCTCTTTATAATCTTACTACCGGTATTAGACATATAATACCTTAGTGTATGTTGCAGTGGTTTCTCTATGTATTCACCATTTACTATTGCATGTTCTTCAAATCTCCAATCACCTTTAATTTTAACACCTCCACAAAAATCAAAAATGTTTAAATTATCAGCTATAAACTTTTCAGGTTTAACACCCTCTACAAAGTAGGCATGTAAGGCTTTTGGGATAATTAAGAAACTTTTATTTTTATGAAGAGCAAGATTATCATATTCAAATCTACCTTTACATTTAGACTTACTATCTTCAGTTACAGCAATATAATTATTGACATCACCTAGTACAATCTTAGAATAGGTGTCATGCTCAAGTTGCAGATTTGTGATTTGCTCCCACCTTGCACAGATCTCCATATATTTGTCAACATACTCTCTAGGAATCATTGTCTCAAGACCATCTGTATTCTGCATGAGGGGAACTGCATTAGGTATCTCCTCACAAATCATTTCATACAGCATGCTGAGACTTAACTGACCATTTATAGTAATCCTCATGGTAAACTCTGGATCATATAGAAAACTATTTTCATCATTGCTGAGTCCATAAGTTGAATTAAGAATAATCTTATACACATAGTTCTTGGGATCTTTCTTTGGAATCTTTTTTCTCTCTTCAAAAAACCATTCATATAGAGCACAGAATTCTTCTTGTGGTAAATGTCCCGGAGCCCATTTATTTCTAATAGCTAAATTAGGATAGAAACTAGTAACATCACTAGTCATAATTACCATATCATCAGTAGCATTATAAACTTTACTTGCACGGGCACCATGAATACCACCTAGACCATAATCTGTTTTCACTCCTTTATATTGAACAGAATACTTAAAGCCTCCTTTAGTTTCACCCGGATAGATAACAACCTCTCTAAACTTTTTCAATAAGTGCTGAAATGTAGCTGTCTTAAATTCAATATAAGGCAGTATGATATTATCAACTGTAATTTTAGGTCTATGAGTTCTCATCTGTCTGAGATCATACTTCTTAATTCCAGTCTGCATACTGAGAAAGTGCAGGAATAATTCTTTGGATATTCTTGGTTCAGAAGCAGAGAATAAATCTATATTGTATTCATCAGTCAAAGCCTTTCTTAGATTAATCTGCTCTTTACTTAGAATCATAATCTGTTTAGTTGACCTAACATCATTGATACAATAGTTGATTATTTCCGGAATTTGATCTGCAGTAACTTCAGTAGTGTGATGAATAGGCATATCAATTATGTTCTTCCAATCCATACTAAACTGAATCCACTTTAGACTAGATCTCTTTGCTGGATTATCCCAGTGATTAAGCTTAAATACATCTACTTGTCTTATACTTAAATCTTTTGAACTGAACTCAGAAAACTCTCCATTGTTTTGTCTTTGAATAATATCTTGAGCTTTTTCATACATAAACCGGGCAACTTCATCTCCCGTCATATCAAGAAGATCATTACCATTGTTTATAAAATGCTGTGTGATTTGACTGTCAAAAGATAAACCGTTAAAACTTACATGCCACTCTTCATGTTTAACATTTCTTAGAAGAAAAGTTAGAAAAGGAACAAGATCATTTTGTGATTCATGAATAATAAATATTTTTCTCTCTTCAGATTTAATATCCTCAAAGACACCAATGAAACAATTACTAAGAGTTTCATAGTCCATTACCCAATGTGTTCTCATAGGCTAGTTCAGTTAAGCTGTTCCCCCATTTAAGTTAATAAAAAAGGGAGGCCGGATAAAAGCCCCCCTTATAATTAATACTACAACTACTAAACAGTTGCTTCTTTACTTGCTTCAGACTTCTCAGCCCCCAAGAATTTTTTATAATCAAACTTCTTTGCATTAACTGCAAACACTTTAATCACCTCTTCCATAGCATCTTTATCTTCTACATAAAATTCTTGGAAAACTTCAATCTTATGTCTTTCTTCTCTAAAATTTCTACCATTAGTTCTTGCATGCTTAGTTGGCATTGGATCACCGTTGTCATCCAATTTAGGTAACATATGCAAAGACTGCTTAGTTATTTTAGAAATTATTACAAAGACTTTTGTATCCGGATCAAAGATACATTCTACATAAGGGCATGAGTCCGCTATAGGAATCATTCTAAAAGTTTGCTTGTCATTCCAAGTTGCTTGAACAAGCATCATTGTATTTTCACTCATTTTGATGGTTTTTAATTATTACAAAGATAATCTAGAATCTGATATGTTTTCAAAATCTGCTACTTCAATTAGTAATTTTTCTTTTTCTAGATCTGGTTTGTCACAGAGTTCTCCAACATTCTCTAAGAGCTCTATACTTACATCTAAGAGTTCAGCATATCTTTTAAAGAATTTTTCCGGATATATATAGCTTGTAACATAAACATAATTACCACTATGTTTATTAAAGAAATTTACTATTTTGCGCTTTATCTCATCACTTATTTTACTATACCTACCATTTATTAAATGGTTCCAATCATTCCCTAAATCAGAAAAGTCAAATACAAAAACTGTTTGATAAGAATTAACCTTATTAATTTGACATAACCTAGTATGTTTTAATAATACTGTTTTCTCAAACTCTTCATATTCAGACACATTAGTTTCATACACACAAATAAGTTTTTTATCCTCAGGAGTATAAACATCATTCCAAGATAGATAAGTTTCTATTGGAACAATTTGGGTACCCCTTTTAATATCTAAGAGCGGATAAATAAAGATCTTAGATTTCTGAAAATACTTCTTATAAAGCGCGCTAATCACCATAAGTTTTACAATTTTACATTACCAACTGCCAGGTCATATGGAAGATCATATCTCTTGTTCTGATAATGCCATTCAGCAATTTTAAGAACTTCTCTAAAATCTTTCTTCCATTGAACCATGGATTCTTCAGACACTTGGAATGGATAAACTAAATTGTATTTATCAATTACAATAAAGGTTACTTGAATATTCCATTCATGTCTGTCTGGTGCATCTTTCAAAAACTTTTCTGCAGCTAGTACAAGATAGATAACAGCTTGTATCCAATACTTATAGTATTCAACAGCTTCAGGAAAATCCTGAATAGACTTACCAGTTGTTTTTAAGTCATTAACAAAGATGGTTTTACTTTCTCTGTCAACAACCACATTATCAAGAAACCCATGAAGACCAAAAGGTAATTGATCATGATCCATTTGAATAAGCAACTCATTATAAACTTCAATGTGATCATCTTCCTCAGTTTTATCTAGTTGTAATAAAGCTCTAATATCTTTATTACTTTTCAGTACTTCAACAGCAACTTTGCAGCCATCCAAAGTAGGTTGATCTACTACTGTTTTGTCTAGACTTTGCTTAAGGAATTCAAAATACTCTTTGTTCTCTTCAGTGAGAATCTTGTCTAATCTTTGAATATCTGTTTTAAGATTCTGATAAAGATTTACTGTAATTAGCTGTGTGAGTATTTCCTGTGAGTAGTCATTCAAAGTTAATGAATTATTTCCTACGGCCAAGTGATATTTAAAAATATTGTCAATAATTTTTCTTTGACTATCTGTAGGAAACTTTCCAGGCATGCTAAGAAACTTATCATTGTATGCATCAGGTTCAAACAAGAGACAGTGCAGGACGCTACCACCTACTAGGTGTGCCTCCTTACTGTCTTCCCGCTGATTTAAAACATAGTGATTATAAAATGCCGCTGGAGAAAATAGTAGTTTGTTAAGACCACTATAGCTGAAGTAAAACTTCTGTTTGTAAAATCTTTCTAGTTCATCAGAACCATTCAAAATCATCTCCGCCATTTGTCTCTTCTATTTGATTGTTATTTGATACTGTATCAGAATCATTTTCTGGTTTATTTAATTCAGATTCGGAAACTACCGGTTCTGGTACTAAAACTATTTGATCTTCCTCAGCTTCATTAGTAGGTATTTCTTCTATTGAATCTATGTCAGCATCTTCAGCTGGTTTTTCATCAGGTATTAGATCTTCTCTAACTTCATCTGTATTAACATCTTCATGTGTATTAATTTCAGATTCAGGAACAGATGGTACAAAATCAGCCTGAGTTTGATAAGAATAGTTAACATTCATTTCTTCAAGAAGCTCTGGATCTATAGTTACACTTTTCATTTTAAAGTATCTACTATTACCATTTCTTACTACATCATCTTGAATGTAACCTAGTACTTTGTCAAGTTTATCCGGAGTAAGTTGACCCTTTTCTCTTAAAATCTTAACAGCACTGTCCATATCAATATGAGGATTACTAGCAGTAATATCTAACCAGCTTAATAAAGATTTGAAATTAACATGATTCTTAGTATGCATATTATATATTGCACTACCATGATTATAAAACAACATCATGAGATGAACTAGACTAGCACTATACTTACAGTTAGCCATGACCTCCATTGCAAGAATCTTATTATCATTATCAGAACTATCAAGCATGGTAGATAGCTGTTTGTATATCTGATCATCAATAATAGCAGCATCATCACCATTTAACTGATCAATAATAGTTTCCTCATCATAGATAGTTAGACCATTTATAGCACTCATTATATCTACATAATCTTCTTTAATAAACCATATTCTTTCAGAATCAGATCTAAATTCTTTCTTATTTCTTACATAGACATTAATAAGCATAGCGGTAGGTCTATCAGTATAAACATGCTGTTCAGTATAAAATTCTAAAGCATCAACTATCTTTTTATAATGAAAAGTATCAAGTTTACTGTTAAACTCACTCATATTAACTAATGCTTTGAAATCATCAGTTTTTACTTTATAGTCCCAATTAAAATCCAGTAATTTACTATAGCTATTATTGTTTGCAACAAATATATTTGCCTTAGCTACATCTCTTACAGTTCTAATACCTTTCTCATCACAAAGATTTTTGAACTTAACTCTTGGTACATTTACTCCAGGTAAAAAATAAATTCTGTCACCGTTCTGAGGAATATAATCTTTCTTCTCAATAGTAAATACATCTTCTCTCTTAGAACTACCTGTTAGAACACCTATAGTATAAGTGTGTTCTTTACCCATGTCACTCCATTCATCAGTCCAGTGACCCATGTCTGAATTAAAATTTAAAATAGTTTTGCTCATAATAATAAAAATTAGAGAGGGACATTTACGTCCCCCTCATGTTTGTTTTTAAATAATTTTATGTGTCTTTAAAAGGAAAACTGCTTTAAGTTTCAATTACTTAACAGCCATCTTCACCACGGTAGAATCAAGCATCAGCTTGGAAAACTTAAGTTTATTTCCGTTAACTACCTCTTTAATGATATAATATTTTAAGTCATCAGTAAAAGAGTCACAGTCTGTAGTAAGTTTAATTAACCTTTTAATCATTGCATCTGGTACAGATTTAGTTTCTGCAAAGTGTAATGAATAATTAATTACCCTAGTTGCTATTACACTAGAAATATCTGCACGGAAGTCATCATCTTTACCAACAGCATTAACTAATGAATTCATTACATACTGCTCATCTTTGGTTAAGATATCTTCAGGACTAATAATTTTATCCAGTTTATTGTTAATAAACATAGTAAACATAGAACTGAAATCAATTCCTACAGAACCTTCACCAATCATTTGAATAAGAGGTAGCTTGTCTTCAAACTTAGGAATAGAACTAATAGAATCAAAGAACTTAGTAATAATCCTAGCATTAGTTTCCTTAGTAACTAACTCTGGATGCATTAGCATAAAGTTAATTGCTCTGGAATCTACATTGTTTCTCTCAGCCCACTTAGCCCATACATTTACATCAAACTTAAAGTCAACAGAAATATATCTGGTTTGCTGAGCTAAATCCTGAGCATTTACCATATAATCTCCATCATCAGGATTCTGAGATAAAATGATATGCCAGTTCTTAGGAAGCTTCCAAGAAATATATTCTTGTCGGTCAATTAACTCCATACAAGCTTGAGTAAATCTAGTATCAGCTCTGTTGAAATCATCAATTAACAAAATACCACCTTCACCCTTACCTTGAATCCATTCAGGAGCGGCATAAGCCATCCTCTTATTTACAATTTTATATCCTTTCTTTACAGCAGCATCAATTTGTTGTTCTACAATCCAAGTAGTTTTACCCTCTGCATTCTGAATCTGAAATTCTTTTACTGGAAACCCAACCAAGTCACCAATCTCTTCTACCTGAGCTAAATTAATCTTAACTAAATCAAAGTTTAGTTCTTGAGCTAGCTCAATAATACTAGAAGTTTTACCTGTACCCGCTTCACCGGTAACACTCACACTTACAGGAACTTTTCCTTGTAATTGAATATGCTGATTATTGTCTACAACATGTCTTAAGAAATCTTTTAATTCTTCAGAGTTTAACTGTACTTGTCTTTTCTCAACTTTTTTTCTTGCCATTGTTTTTGTTTTTTAAATTAATATTTCCAATTAAAACCTATTTCAAACAGAGGAGTAATATGTAAAGCATATACACTAGCTTTATCATCTACAGTACTCTTACTAACACCAATTAAGAATGGTATAATCCAAAAGAATTTTGTTTCTAGTTTTCCATTATATTTTTTCATAACTCAAGTTTTATGACCCTTCCCGGCAGGTCTGTGTTCATATGGGATCTTTCAGATAATACCCAAAGAGTTTTGCCCTTTGGAGTAATAGATGCTGTTGCTTCACCATCTGTAAAATATACAAGACTTGTAAATGTACCTAGATTATCATTAAAGAATTCTAAGACAGGATCAAAATATGTTCCTCCTCTACCTATTACATTCAATTCAAACTCACCAGTATACTTTTCAATACTATTTATCCTGGTATCACATTGTATAATAGTAATGTCAACTCCTGCTCTATAGATATGATGTATCTCATTCATAAATTCCATAAGCTCATCATTACTTACAGAACCAGAAGTATCTATTGCTAATAACATGTGCTGTCTCATCTTTATCTTAAGACCAGGATTCTCAGGAAACTTTCTGTTTTCTTTTCTCCGGATTTTCTTTGTAAAGACTCTTGTACTAACACCAGTAAATCTTCTGATATATCCGCGCCAGTCAAACTTAGGTGGTTCAATATCTTCAATTTCTATGAGAGCTTCAACTTCTCCAGGAATAGTTCCCTGTTTCTTAATAGTTTGCTCCTTAGCATCAGACAATAATTTTTGTAACTGCTTGTCTAATAACTTTTGCTCAGCTTCACTAATTCCTTCAAAGTCTTCCCAGGTACCATGGTCAGGAGTGTTTCCTTGTTCCATATTATCAAGAAGTTGGTCTAGTGCTTCATTACCAGTGGTACCATTCTTCTCTTTTTCATCTTGAGCTTCTTTCAACTTGTCATAATAATATCTGCAACCAGCCTTAGCATCCCAACCCTTGTCAGCATAGTCTTCAAAGAGAATGCCTCTAGGAGGAATGTTCTTATATTCTTCTAATGCTTGTTCAGGAGTCATAGATTTATCTTCTAGACCTTGTGTTATTTTATCTGTAATAGATTTAACAAGTGCTTGATACTGATCATGAGTATACTCATCTCCCGGAAGCCAACCTTTTTCAATATACTGGTTGATTTCCATATCCATAGCTACATTAGCTCTTTTTCTATCGGAGAAGTTAAAATACATAGTTAAATGCCCAAATGCAATATGAAGTAACTCATGCTTTAGAATACCAAGTCTATGGTCATCTGTAAGCTTAAGCCAGAACTCTTCATTAATTTCAAGTTGGTAGTTAATACCCATTTTACTTACTCCGGCTGTATCAAGACGGTCGCTCCAAAACTTATTAAGCATAATAAGAAATATACCATAATAAGGTTCTTTGAGCATCAGGTCTTTACCTGCTTTACTCAGTAAATCATTTTTGTTCTGCATCTTTAAGTGTTATATTAATTTCAAAACTACTTGTTGGGTACCCAATTTGTTCCAACATACTTGTCATATCTCTAACAAAATATTCCATAAACAACTCTATTGAAGTATTAGAACCTTTATGTTCTGTAATAAGACTAAGAGTTCTTGGACTTGTCAGATTACCATCTCCAGTAATCTTTTTTAATTTATCATGTACTTTCTTTCCTGCTTCAGCCCACTCAGACTTTTGTACACCAGAATACTTATACATAACAAGTAATTCTCCTATGTATTTATCTATATCTACATTTTGCAATGCCTGCAATGCTACCACATGATTTTCTTTGTCAGAGGATTTCAACATATTAAGCAAATTTCTTGTTTCTTCTTTGTCAAAAATTAGTTTACCCATTATTTTTTTCTTTTAAGAATTCTTCATCCAACCATCCTAATTCCATTAATGCACTATTTAAATCCATCATCGTTAAATATGCAGGATTATTAGTATCAGCTTTCTCCATGTCATAGTTTTCTTCTAAAACTGTTATAGCTTCATTAATCATATCCTCAACTCTTTCTCTAATTTTTTTTACTCTTACATTTTCCATTAGTCTTCAATTTTTAAAGTTTTTATTGCCCATTTCTCAGGTTTACCAGAAGCAATCATAGTAACCCATTCCTTTGCACTAGGAATGTAATTATTGCAATCTTCTTTAACATGCTGTTCTGCAACATATCTTGTATACACAGTTTTACCATCTGAATTAATAAAACTTTTACCAAATACTCTTTCACATTCAAATATACCTTCACTATGGTGCCGGAACATTCTATGCATACTATGTCCAATCCAACTTTTAGTTTCATCAAGCCACTCATGAATAGCCTGATAATCAGATACTTGACCTTTCCATTTTCTGACAGATGATTTACAATGTTCTAAAGGATGTGCCATTACATACCTTCTAAATAATTAAACATATTATCTTTAGCTTCAGAGTACCCTTCTCCATAAGCATCCTGCTGTACATCTTGTACTCTTTCTATTATTTCTTTTTTTAATTCATCAGTTAATGTCTGTGTGTCAAGATCATTTAACCAGTCTATAAAATCTTCCATTATTCTTCTGTTTTACTTAATAAATCTCCATCATGAGAATAATCTTCAGTATCAGTAATTCTGATATGATTATTAATAATATACTTTCCTGAAGGAACACATATACATAAATCACCAAAACCACCGTCATTATTCCACCAGTCTTCTATATCATTAAGAATAGTTTCTTCTGCAAAGTTTTCAATTAAAGAATAAGCTTCTGAATCTAACTGTGCTAAATTTGAATCATTTTCCCAATCATCTATATTATCATTTACATCTTCTGGAGTATTACACTTTTCTGTTGTATATCCAATCCACACTATAGAACCGGAGTCTCCAGCACCATCATATTTTACTTTAACACCTGTAATACCAATATCAGCCAACCTAAATAGGAGGCTTGTCAATTCTACTTCTGTCATAATTATTTTGTTTTTTTCTTAAAACTTACTTTTATAAAATACTTTAAAGCATTCCAAAAAGAAGTAGCAATATAAATATCATATAAATAAATAGTTCTAGGAGCTACAATAAATCCTTGGCTTAGTTTTTGTCTTTCTAAAAACCAATTGGGATCTTTATAAATCCAACATAACCAATACTTTTTACTTTTTAATATTACTCTACCTTCTATAGGAAATTTTTGAGCATCTGCTGGTGGCAAACCTCTATAGTCATAAAATTTTCTCATAATTATTTTGTTTTATAGAACCTATTTTCTTTTCATTGTTCTTGTTGTTTAGTTAATAATTTCCAAGTACTTATTGTACTTTCTTGTTATATACATGTTATCTTTTAAATCTTCATAAAGAACATTTAATAGAGGTAAGTACATTTTACCTACAAAGTTTATTGAATATACTTCTATAGCAGATTTAATTTTATAAGGTTTAACCTTAACAGGTTTATCTAAGATAAATTCACAAAACTTTTTAAATGTATCAATAGCATGTTTTGTACCAACTAAAGATACACCATAAGTTGTGTATTGTTTTTCATACTTAAATATACAGCCATCACCATCAATCATTCCTCTCCAAAAGTGAGCATTATATAAATAAAAGTCTGGAACTTGATAGTCATGTGTTTTGTTTTTTACAACACCTCTTTTTTCAAAAAACTTTCTAAAATCATGATCAGAAATAGTTAATCTTATAGATTCTTTCATTGTATACAAAGGACCTGTATAGTTGAAATAACTACTTATTTTTTCAAGTATTTCTTTATCTGTTGTTTGTAAACCAATTGAAATAGCAGACTTTTCATTTGAACCATCTGCTCCATATAAACCTGCTATATAAGCAGTTGTTTCATTATCTACTAGTTTGTCTACATTAACTGTATACTTTTTGTTTTTTACTCCAGTATGTTTTACAGCTTCTTTTTGTAAACAACCACATGATTGTACTTTTGATTTATTTAAAGAAGAAAAATCTGTAGTTGTAATATTACCACAGTCACATTGACACTTAATATAATAAGCACCCCATTTGTTTTTATGTGATAATTCTACTACTTGAAGTCTACCAATCTTAGGTAAAGCTATTAACATATCTTTGTATGTTCTATAAGTTCCTGTTTGTGTTCTCATAGAACAAATATACAAAATAATATATTACATTCCTAATATATTTTCATTTAGAACGGAAAAAGCGGCCTAATATGTTTCCATTTAGGAATTCTTCTTTTTCAAGAACCTCTCTAACAAACTGATACTTAGTTTCATAATATGTAAGTTCCATTTTGGAAAAACATATCTTAACCATAAACCTTTTAATTTTTATACCAGCTTTGTGAGCTTCTTTAAGAACTGCATTACTACTGTAATAGTTTTGATAACTAGGCTTAGAAACAGTATCATATTTTTTGTTTCTTTTATCTGTCATATTTACCAGAGCTTTTTTACCAAACTTTTTCTTTGTAGTAGAATAGAAATTCTTTTTTCCTACATATCTTACAGACTTTCCATCAATAACAGCTTCCATCTCATACACAAAACCTACGGCTCCATCTGGAATCATGCTATCATTAAAAGGTCTTCCTTCATATAACCAACTCATAGAACTTGTTTTAATAGTGGAAATAATTTTTCTCTAACTTTATCTACACCATGATCTTTTACTGAATCAGAAAGATCCTTTTCCATCTCAAATTTAATATAATTAAACCCATACATGTTTTTGTATCTTTCTGCTGCTTTTAGACCCGGATCATCATTATCAAACAACACAAGTATTTTTTGATAATGCTTTGATAATTCACTCATCACCCTCTCTCCAATCATTGTATTCTCACTATCCGGTGCAATTGCTTCAATATTATTTATTCCAAGCTTATTAAAACACATTAAGTCTTTAAGAGAAGAAGTAATCAAAAGATACTTGCAATCATATTTTAACTGATCCAAACCTTGTGTATAGTTCTCAACCTTTATAAATTTTTTATCTGTGTTTTTTGGCATATAGATTTTATATAAACTTCCATCATTTCTAAAATAACCATACATATAAGGTCTTTTAAAAGTAAATGAAGTTATAGTACTATCTGTTTCTGCTTTTTCCATTGTAAAAAATTCTAAAGGCACAACATTATATCTTTCAAGCATGTTTGAACCAATCTTAAAACCAATCCAGTAATTTTTATCTAAGTTATTCCAATGTCTCATTTCATAATCCACAACTTTAAATTTGTCATGTATTACTATTTCTCTCTCCTTAACTACTGTATTATGTTTAAGATACTCTTGATAATCATTCATGATTTTTTTAGCTGCATCTCCAGGTGATAAATTATAGAGATGCTGTACTAGATTCCAGGAGTTACCCTGATAACCTGAAGAAAAATCTTTGAACTTATATATGTTAGATACTGAATCAAAATAAATAAACATTGATGGAACTTTATCTTTAGAGTTAAATGCAGACAGCATCTTTATACTCTGACCGGTTAGTTTCTCATTTAAGTTTAGATAATATTCATAGACCCACTGATCTGGTACATCTTTAAAATAAGATATTATTCCTTTAGTTGAAATCATAACACTTAATTAAAATAAAAAAAGGGGTCAGAAATAAACTGACCCCTCTTTGACTAGTTTAATTAGTCTAAGCTGAAATCAGTAGAAGTTTTAGTAGGAACTGATAAATCATCATCATCTCCAAAACTTTTAACTTCTTTTACTTCTGTTTTCTTTAAATGAATGTCTTCATTATAAGTCATAACCTTGCCTGCTTTTGCATCTCCAAAAGAATATTTACCTTTTTCACTCTTTGGCAAATACAAATCATAATTTGTATAACCTGTTTTAGCAATATATTCTTTACCAGCAATACAAAAATCCATATAGATATTTTTATACGGAGCTGTTTTGTTAAATGCATCAACAAAATCTTCAATAGTCTCATGCATATTGTCTTGGTTATCAAACCAATCAGATATACCAAGATTATTAGATAATGTCTTTAAGAAAATCATTAAAGACTTATCTCTTTCAATCTTGATACCGCTTTTAGTTTCACCATCTGCATATGCATATTGACTAGCTTTAACTTTACCTATCTGACCAGCATGCCTACCTTTACTTTCATCATCTTTGTCAATCATAAAACCTTCAAAATCTTGAATAGGTTCAGTTTCAGTATGAAGAATCAGATGATATGCTCCAGGAATAAAAGAAAATTCTTCCAGTTCAATACTGTTAATTTTCAATTTGTGATTTCCAGGAGAAATTGTTTTAGGTAAACCACTGCCACCAGCTGTGTTTAGATCTTTTGTGCTTAATGCCATTTTTATTTATTTTAATTATTAATGAATACTTTGTCCCATGAGGTGTTTAATACCCCATCAATCATTTCTGTAACTACTATCTCTTCATTACGTAAGTGTTCCGGTCTTGCGCCACAAGTAACTTCTTCATTTGTCTTAAATGACAAAATAGTTTTGTTACCCTTTCTATACATATACCCAATGGCATCTGCATTAGCACAAATCAGAGACTTAATTTTACCTGTCAAATCAATATTTGCAGACATTACCATCTCACCCTTATCATCTACTACCTTGTCTTTAATGTGACCAGATAAAATAATGTGGGGTGCTAAGGTATCAATAAAATCTAAAACTTGAAAGAATGCTTCACGGATATATAAATAACCGGCACCATTTGGTAGAACAGTTACATTATCACCTTGAAAACCTTTACCCATTGGAGTATTCTTATACAGTTTGACTGCAAGCGGCATAATCATTGTTTCCAATGCAGTCACAGTATCTACTGTAACATATTTATAAGGTTTACCAGCTTCTTTAATAGCTTTACCAGTATCAAGTAATTCTTGTAAAGAATTTATTTTTACTTTAAGAGCATCAACATAATCTGAACCATTCTCAAGATCTAAGATTAGATTATTTTCTAACCCAGCAAAAGCAGTAGTCTTGCCTGTTTTAGGTTTTGAATAAATCAATAACCTTTTAGGATTTGTTTGACCAGCTTTAATTTTACTTGTTGGAAGTACTATACTCATATTTCACTTTTTGTTTGTTTAATCAAATCATTCAACCATGGTCTTGCACTTACTGGTTTCATCAACATAATTGCAGCAAGATCTCTAATTGTTATTTCAGATAAAGGTGCATCTGCAATTTCTGCATTGTAAATCTCATCAAGTGATCCCTCACGGTCTGTCTTAGGAAATTCCTCTTCAAAGTCAGGAAATAAAGACTTCTGTAATCTTGGTAATGAATCTTCTAAATCTTCTTTTACTGTTCCTGAAGCTTTTCTTTTTTCATACAACGCATAAGTAATTTCTGTTCCATCATCTAGAACAGCAACCAATTCAGATACAGGAATAGTATAAAGTATAAAAGGTTCACCTTTAAAGTTTGTACCTTCTTTATACTCATACTCTTCACCATAGAATGGGTTATACTTATACTTAAATAACTGTCTGTCTTCAGAGAAAGGAACAACATCAATTAAGTTGCCTTTATCATCATTGACATTATCATAGAACTCAAGATAAATATCTTCACCTTTTCCTATCTCAGACTCAAAGAGCTGAAAATGTCTGCCGTACTTCCCTTTCTGGAAAAAAGCAGTTTTGATAAGAAAGAAAGGATCAGGATTACCTAAAATTCTAAATATTTCCAAATGTTTTGTAAAAAATTCTTTTTCTTTTTCTTTTCTAATATTCATGACATGTTTTTTAAATAGACATTTTCTTTGTTGCTTGCCCAGGTGTATCTATCTCAACAATCCTCATAGTTGTTCTATCAAGCTTGAAGAAGCTTATCCTTGTGGTACCATTTCTAGATTTAAGAAAGTGAAAGACCAAAATGTCTTCATCATTAATAATAAATCTCTCTGGACCATATTGCCTTATTTTTCTAATAGAAGGTTTGTTTATACCTAATACTACATCAGCATGTTGTAATAAAGCATCTGAGCCATATATATCAGAGTCTAATACATAATTTCCATACTCTCCATCTCTTTGTCTATCTGGAGCATCTATGTTTCTATTTAGCTGGCTTAATACTACAAAGGCAACAGGATATTTCTTTTTCATCATAGTGAGTGCCTCGCCCAATGCATAGAGCATCTCAAATTTATCTTTCTGTCCCTTGCCAACTCTAAATAGTGCTGAGTGATCTATAGTGATCAGCATGTTACTATATGTTCCATCTTCCTTCTTGTACCTTTCCATTTCATAATGGATTGTAGCACACATCTCATCAATAGTACATGCATCATAAACCACATTGATAAAATCTTTATCAACTGATTTCTCATAGTACTCAATACATTTGTCATAGACTCTCTTATCTACAAGATTTCCACCCTTACTCATTAATGTATTGTAATCAGAACCTGTATTCAGACTTAATTTTCTTATTCCATTGGTTTCATCAACCATTTCCATTTGGAACTTTAATATTCTAAATTCTTGGTCTTGATTGTGTTGTATTATATCACTAATCAACTGTTCCATGAATAAAGTTTTTCCGGTTCCCGGTCTAGCACCAACTACGGTGATAGTTCTCCACTCTAATCCATCACAAAATGCATCATTAAATTTGGGCCATGCACTAACTAGAGATTTCAGATCACCTTTTCTTCTTGCTTTAATTTTCAGAATTGCTTTTCTTAAAGAGTCTCTTTCACTCACAGGCAGTAAGGGCCTGGCACCATTAAATAATTCAGCCATTTTATTAGGGATTAATAGTTACGTGTTGTTTTGCTTGGTTATATAACTCATGCATAAATGTTATAGTAAGTTCAATAAGAAAGAACTTCCAAAATGGTATTTCTATAATGAATAAATCAGTTATAAAATATCCAATAAGTGTCCCTAATATTGCTACTAATAATAAAATTCCTTTTGTCATACTACTCTTTCTTTAAAATAAGAATCTCCACCTTCATCAGGATTAGTGTTAATCAACTCACAGTAAGTAGCTAAATCAGATTCAAAAGACTTGTCAATATTTTGTCTTCTAATGAAATACTGAGAATTTCTCATGTATTCATAATTCCTAATACTATATTCATCTACATACTTTTCAGTTGCTTTCATAATCAGATCCCAATCATAATCATAATTCTCAAAAAACCATTTAAAACCAGCTTCTAGATTTTTAGCATTTACTCTTGCATATTTACCGGAGTTGAGTTTCCTATTAGGAAATATTTCTATATACTCCTGTATCTTTTGCATAAAATCTGACCCCATTAAGGCTGCTGAAGTTTTCTTCTTAGATCTTTTAAAGAACCCATTAATTTCTTCTATAAAGATAATACTTTTAGAAGTAAGACGCAAATTTTCATCAAGCCATTGATTGTTTTGCAGCCTTTTGCATTCCAATTCTTTATTGACAAAATTATTAGGTACTACTTTTTCTTTTATACAATGCAATACATAGTAAGAATTAGGTGTTAAATTCTCCTGTATCAATCTGTTAAATATTTCTGTCATTACCAAATAATTTTTGTGTTATACTGTGTACTGATAATCTCACTTGTCTTTATAAATACATTTTCACAGTCCCAAGCTGTCTTATTATAGGCAGCACTTGCAGGATGAGAAACCATAAACTTGTAGTTATTATCATTTACTGTATCAGACCATTCTTGAGCTTGTTTACCCATATAAATATAGACAAGTCCAGATTGATTCCAGGTTAAATAATCAAATAAAAATGCTAAGAAAGGCTTCCATATATTGTAATGTTGTCCTATTTTACCAACAGTAGTAGTAAGAGCAGTGTTAAGCATTAAAATACCTTGATTAGCCCATCTTGTTAGGTCTGGATCTAAACTTCCAGGATGTCCTTTGTAAACAGTTTTGTTTACTGCATTTAAAATTTGTTCTAAACTTGGTTGTATTTCTTTTGTTTTACCACAGCTAAAAGCTATACCATCTGCCACTCCAAAATATGGATAGGGATCTTGTCCTACTATAACTACTTTAAGTTCAT